CTACAAAACCCACAGAGCTTGCAAGAGATTGCAACAGGTGCAGGTAAAACTATTACAACTGCAACACTGTCACACATTAGTGAGCCATACGGACGTAGTCTTGTAATTGTGCCTAACAAATCACTTGTTACACAAACAGAAGAAGATTATGTCAATTGTGGGTTAGACGTAGGGGTGTACTTTGGAGACAGAAAAGAACTAGGTAAGACTCACACCATATGCACTTGGCAAAGTTTAAACATACTTGACAAGAAGCATAAAGATGGCTCTGCTGTATTAAGTTTAGCAGAGTTCTTAGAAGGTGTTAGCACTATTATTGTTGACGAAGTACACCAAGCAAAAGCAGAAGTTCTTAAGAACTTGCTTACACGCAACCTACGCAATGCTCCAATACGTTGGGGATTGACTGGCACTGTGCCTAAAGAGCGTTTTGAGTTTGAATCAATACACGCAAGTTTGGGTCCAGTTATTGGGCAGATTAGTGCTAAAGAATTACAAGACAAAGGTGTACTATCTCAATGTCATGTAAACATCGTACAACTAATGGACACAGTAGAACACAGAGACTATCAATCAGAATTAAAATATCTAACAACTAACGAAAAAAGACTAGAATATATAGGCAAACTATTAAGCACAGTAAAAGAATCAGGCAATACTCTAATACTTGTAGATCGTATTAGTGCAGGGGAAGCATTACAAGAACTTGTACCAGGAAGCGTCTTTGTTAAAGGAGACGTAAAACTAAAGGACAGAAAGGAAGCATATGATGAAATTAACGAAGGAACAAATCACGTGGTCATTGCTACGTATGGCGTTGCTGCCGTTGGCATTAATATTCCTCGTATTTTTAATCTCGTTCTTATAGAACCAGGCAAGTCATTTGTTCGTGTAATTCAATCAATTGGTAGAGGCGTAAGAAAGGCAAAGGACAAAGACTTCGTGCAAATATGGGATCTTACAAGCACTTGTAAGTTTGCGAAGCGGCACCTTACTCAACGTAAAAAGTTTTACAAAGAGGCGCAGTACCCATTCACAATAGAAAAAGTGGATTGGAATTAATGAGAATATTAACATTAGAGGATAAGTCTTTTAGTTTAGAAGACTTACCAGAACAAATAGACGACGATGTTCGTTTTGCAGTACTCGATAATTCCGACCCTCAGAATCCTGACTTCTTTTTTGTGCCCTTAATTTTCTTAGAATCTTTTAGTTCGCCTGCAATGGTATTAGAAATAAATGGTCATGAAATAACAATGCCAGTTGATTGGCATATAGCAATTGGCGATTCTGAAGCAGGTTCGGATGTAGAAATACTGCCATTAACTAGTATAAATGATAGAGGTTTTGAAGCTTTTCTGTTCAATCCGCTATCAGGATATAAAATGGAATTTGGTTCAATAAAAATTACTAATTTTTATACAGATGTAAAATGGTATTTCCCCAAAATGAAAAACGGGCAATTACTTAGTATACCAATAACACAAGGAGAAAAGCCGTTGTGCGCATTTTTTGTTAAAGACATAAGTAGACAGTGTGAGGTTATAGATTATGCAAGGTTGTTTTAATGGAAAACAGATTTCATAGATATTTAAATTTACCTTTCGAAATCGCAAAACATCCTCTTTGCGATACACAACCAGAAGACATGAAACATTTGGATATTAATCCATACAGAGATCCTCAGATTGATAGCTGGCTACAAAGTTTAGGATTAGAATGTAATCACACAGAGGTATTTTGGACACCTGCAGGTGCAAGTTTACCTGTTCATGCAGATGATGTAACATTGGATGATCATGTAAAAATAAACATCACCTACGGTCCTGAAGAAGGTAAGATACGTTGGTGGCAATCAAATGAAGTACAAGTAGTAACAGATATAGAGACTGCTAAAAAAATGTTAACTGATCTAGATCAAAACTCTGCTGATCAATTTAGTGAACGCGAGCATACTAATGTGCTTGCTAACAGAGATGAATGCACACTAGTATACGAGGCTAATACTAATCGTCCTAGTTTAGTCAACGTTGGCCAGTTACATGATACCTATAGTCCTACAAATGAAGGACGCTGGACGTTATGTTTTGTTCCGGGAGTGCCCGGAGGTTCAGGTTATGTATATTGGGACGAAGCACTAGAATACTTTAAAGATTATATCATTGAGGAATAAATTATGGCAATGGATTGGTTAAAGAATTTAGTAAATGAAAAAGAAAACAAACAAAGCACTGTAACAAATGAGCCAGTAGTGATCGATATGATGAAAGACGATGTTGATCCAGAAGAAGTTACTATAGAAAATGCATATAAAACTCGTTGGATTTGGTACCATACCATTCTTGCAATTGAAATAATGTTTACAAACATTTTATTAGTTGCTATATTACTGGTTATTGCATTTAAGTTATAAGGAGAATAAAATGAAAGCAGGAAAAATTTGGGGTCAGACAGAATTGATCCACGCTAACGGTGTATTAGAATTTCACCGTATTGAATACAAAGCGGGATATAAATGTTCAGAACACGAACATCAGTTTAAGTGGAATGGCTTTTTTGTTGAGTCAGGTAAGATGATTGTGCGTGTATGGCAAGATGATCAAGGACTAGTTGACGAAACCATTCTTGAAGCAGGTGACTTTACACAAGTCAAGCCTGGAAAGATTCATCAGTTTGAAGGACTAGAAGACGGCGTAGCATTTGAACTATACTGGGCTGAATTTAATCACGACGACATTGTGCGTAGAACAAGTGGAACACAAGTTGGAAAAACTAATACCAAATGAAGCACTAATATACGAACGTGCAGATGGCGTAGTTTATGCTCGCTATAGGGATCCTCCGCACAATAAACTTCCTCGTTGGATAGTTGGAGGTGACCCAGGCGGAGTATCACGTGCCCAAGGAAAATTGTTACACTACGGCGAATGGCAAAATTTATGTGACCTATGTGAAGAAAATGAAACACTTAAAAAGCTGATGGACAAGTTAGTAACTACATATTGGATTTTGAAAGAAGAAAAATGAAACCAGTTCCTATATTTGCTGACTTTTACGCTAAAGATAATATTAAGGATGAAATTAATTTTGATAGTCTTATACGTGAAATCGATCTTTATATAGAAAAATATGACCCTAAAGGACGCAATGTTAGTAACAAAGACGGCTATCAAAGTAATAATTTAGATTATTCTGTAATCACAAGTCGATTTACAGAAATTGGTTTATTGTTAGATACAATAGAAAAAAAATGTAAAGAATTTTTAAAAAAAGATAATATTGGTTTGTCAAATACATGGATTAATATCAATAATAAAAATAATTATAATAAACTTCATTTTCATCCTTACTCGGTTTTATCAGGCACAGTCTATGTAAGTATACCTCCTACTTCAAATAAAGACGACGGATGTTTTATTTTTATTAGGAACAGAGAATTTTCAGACTATGCTATGGAAATTCACACACAAGAATTAGAGCCAATGTATAACAGATCTAGAGAAACAATAAATCCTAAAACAGGTGATATAATAATCTTCCCATCCTATATGATGCACGAAGTAGATCCACACCAATCTAAAGATCGAAGAATATCTATAGCATTTAATACAAACGCTATTTTTTAAGGAGCAAAAAATGAGAATTATTGCAGGACCTTGCCAACACGAAACACTTGCACAGAGTGCAGAGATTGCCAAAGAATGTAAACGTGTGTGCGACAAGTATGGTATTGACTACTATTTCAAAGCAAGTTTTGACAAAGCAAATCGTACAAGTGTAAATGGTAAACGTGGTGTAGGACTAAAGAATACACTATACGATTTTAGAGAACTGAAAAATACACTTAGTGTAAAGACATTAACTGACGTACATGATATTTCACAAATTGTAACTATAAACAGTTGGAATAGCCAAGACCCTACAATCGATGTACTACAAATTCCTGCATTCTTATGTAGACAAACAGATTTAATTCAAACAGCATGTAAAAGCGGTTTAATTGTTAATATCAAAAAAGGACAGTTCCTAGCACCGTGGGACGTAAAAGGTATCCTTTCAAAAACAGAAGGTGCTAAAGAAGTTTGGATAACAGAAAGGGGAACAAGCTTTGGATATAATACTTTGGTTGTTGATTTCACCGGCCTTAACTATATGCTTGATAACTTTGATTGTGCTGTGGTTTTGGATGCCACGCACTCAGTACAAAAGCCTGGCGGCGCAGGAGATAGTAGCGGCGGCAATAGGGATTATGTTCCTGGCCTATCTCGCGCAGCTAGTGCTCTGGGCATTAGGAATTTCTTTTTAGAAGTACACGCTGATCCAGACAATGCACCTAGTGATGGTCCTAATATGCTTAAACTAGAAAATTTTGAAGATGTTGTAAGAGATATAGTTGCACATCACTATCCAGGCAAAAGAGAAACTGTTCCTATTGACAGAAACTACAAAGGATTTAGTTGATGAAACGTACTGCCGTATTCATACCTGCACGATATCATAGCACACGTTTTCCAGGCAAGCCGCTTACAATGCTTAACGGTAAAACAATGATACAAACTGTAGCAGAGAAGTGTAAAAGTTTTGGCTATGATACATTTGTACTTACTGACCATAAGCTAATTGCACAAGCAGCACAAGCATCAGGTGTTAACTTTTATATAGATTCAACTAATTATGAAAACGGCACAGAAAGATGTGCAGGTGCTGTGTTTAGTAGAAAATTTGATGACTATGATTACTTTATAAATGTGCAAGGTGATATGCCAGACGTAACACAAGAAATGGTTGACCAGTGTAAGTTTAGTTTAGGTAATCATTATCAAGTTAGCACAGTGTATACAGATATGCCAGAAAAGGAACAAAACAATCCTAACAGTGTAAAAATGGTACGTGGAGGAGACTCTGCACTTTGGTTTGGTAGAGGTATGACAGGGTATGGTTTATGGCACTTAGGAGTATATGGTTACACTAAGAATGCACTGCAATGCTACAATCAAATGCAAATTGAAAAAGAAGAACTTGTAGAAAAACTTGAACAATTGCGTTGGCTAAAAAATGGTTGGCAAATTGGTTGTTTGAGTGTACAATTTAATGGTGTAGAGATAAACACACCTGAGGACGTAGACGTATGGCATCACAACAAAAACTTCCAATAAGAGATATCCTAGCAGCAGTTGACACAGGGTCAATGAGTGTGTGGGACGAACTAAATGACGAAGAAAAAAAGAGTGTGAGCTTTTGGTTACTAAATCGCTGGGTAAGTTCAGTTGCTGGCGATAGAGATGCGCAAGAACTTGCTGTTGTAATGACAAATGAAGTTTACAATAAAAATTGGAATGTGTTAAGCACAAAACATCCTAAGTTACAGTGGCAACTACTTTGTGTTACACGAAATGCTAAAAACGAAATTAGAAAACATATATGGATTGGTCATAAAAAGAAAACCAGCGACAACAGTAAAGGTATAAAACTGCTAGAACAGATTTATCCTAATATGAAACAAGATGAGGTAGAACTGCTTGCTAGATTATCTACAAAAAAAGAACTCAAAGAATTGGCTGAAGAACATGACATTGCAGTCAAACTCTGAAAAACCTTTTAAATGCGAATACTGTGGCAATGGTTATATGCGAGAAAAAACTCTCGCAGCACATATGTGTGAAAAGAAAAGACGTGCTCTACAAAAAGATGAAAAACGTGTACGTCACGGGTTTTATGCGTTTCAAAGGTTTTATAAATTAAGTGCAGGCGCAAAAAAAGAAAAAACATATGAAGACTTTTGTTCTTCACCATATTACAATGCATTTGTTAAATTTGGCAGTTTTATTTCAAATGTTAGGCCTTTATATCCTGAAAAGTATATAGACTATGTTGTAACTAGCGGTGTTAAATTAGATCATTGGTGCAAAGAAGCAATGTATGAAAAATATGCACTAGAGCTAATTCTAAAAGAAGATGTTGCTACTGCACTAGAGCGGTCAGTAAAAACAATGATGGAATGGGCAGACGATAAAAGCGCACAGTGGAATCATTATTTCTATTATGTTAGTTTGAACAGAGCAGTATGGGATATCAAAGATGGTAAAATGTCTCCATGGCTCATTCTTAATTGCCCTAGTGGCAAAGAAATGCTAAGTAAGTTTAATGACGAACAACTAGAACTTGTGTATCATGTCATTAATCCTGAACATTGGGCAATACGATTTAAAAGATTGCCAAATGATGTTCAACTTGTAAAAGATGTTGCGAAGGAAAGTAATTTATGAAAATTTTAATATGTGGCTTGCCAGGTAGCGGCAAAACCACTTTGGCTACTCCATTTGCAAAATTAATCGGAGCAGTGCATATAAACGCAGACGATATAAGAAAAGAATACAACGACTGGGACTTTAGCCCGGAAGGACGCATTAGGCAAGCACAACGTATGCGGTATCTAGCAGATGGAATCGTGAAAGCTGGAAAGACATGTGTTGCAGATTTTGTTGCACCTACTCCACAAGCACGTGACGAGTTTGGCGCCGATTATGTGGTATGGATGGATACAATTAAAGAAGGTAGATTTGAAGATACAAATAAAATGTATGTACCGCTAGAATTTGGACAATATGATTATCATGTTTCAGAATGGTTTGATGATACACATGAACAATTAGTTAAAGTAGTAGAAAAATTTATGCAACATGGAAAATAAGGTATCAGCTAAAAGACACTTAGCAAAAACATTAACTTGGCGTATACTAGCAACTACAGATACCTTTTTGCTTGCTTGGCTAATCACAGGCCAGATAGATTGGGCAGGAATGATTGCAGGTTTTGAAGTTGCTACAAAAATGATACTCTATTATGGTCATGAACGAATTTGGTACAAACACATTAAATACGGAGTAAAAGATGTTTGATTGGAAAAAGCCCACAGCACAGATGCTTGGGCGATGGCAACCGTGGCATGATGGTCACACGGCATTATTTAAAAAGGCACTATTAGAAACAGGTCAAGTATGTATTATGATCCGCGATGTTGGCGGCATTGTAGGCAAAGATGCAGGCGGCGGACGCACTGCAAAACAAGATGATAATCCTTTTGATGTAGAAACAGTTACACAAAATATCGTACAAGGATTAGCAAATCAAGGCTTTACAGAAGGCGAAGAATATGTTATAATGTTTGTACCTAATATAGTTGACATTAGCTACGGTCGTGGTGTTGGTTATACCTTTACACAACACGACTTAGGCGATGAGATACATAGTATAAGTGCAACACAAATTAGAGCACAGTTGAGAGCAGAAGGCAAGTTATGAATTTAGTTTATTATCCAGATCCGTTTTTAGATCGTCAAGTAAAAGAAGTTGACTTAGAAAATCCTAGTTTTAATCCTGTAGATTTAAAAGAACAAATGGTTGACTTTATGTTATCAAATAACGGTATAGGACTTAGTGCTAATCAAATTGGTTTAGACGCACAAGTTTTTGTAATGGGTGATAGTAAAGAAAATTCGACTATTTGTATAAATCCAACTGTGCTACAATATACTTCTGAAACTGTATTAGATATTGAAGGGTGTTTAAGTTTTCCTAATTTGTTTGTTAAAGTAAAACGTCCTAAAGAAATATTAGCTAAATGGTACAACGAAGACTTAGAAGAACAAATAGTTAAAATTGAAGGGTATAGTGCAAAATGTTATTTGCACGAATGGGACCATTTGCACGGAATTACATTTAAAGATCGTGTTTCAAAAATTAAATGGGACATGGCTAATAAAAAAGCACGTAAGTTGGAGAAAGCACTTGCCTGATATTGATATAGATTTTGGAGACAGAGATATTGTACTATCTAAGATACAACATCGTGTAGCAAAATTAAATACAGGTAAAAAACACAACACTGGTGTATATGTTACAGAGTGTCCGCATAATCCTATGAACAATCTTTCAACTATTGATTATAAGACAGCAGAAGACAGAGGTTACTTCAAACTTGATTTTTTAAATGTTAGTATCTATAAAGATGTAAGAGATGAAGAGCATCTAAAAGAATTAATGAATAGAGAACCTATATGGGAACTGTTAAAGCATCATGAATTTTGTTCGCAAGTTTTTCATTTAAGCGGAAATGAGGAGCTCGTAAAAACACTAGAACCATCAAGTATAAAACAACTTGCTGCGGTTTTAGCTATTATTCGTCCTTCAAAACGATACCTAGCAAAAGACGTTGATTGGGATCGTATAAACCGTGAAGTATGGAATAAACCAGAAGATGGTAGTTACTACTTTAAAAAAGCACACGCATTTAGTTATGCAATGGCATGTGTTGTACATATGAATTTAATATGTGAACAATTATCTACTTAGGTTTGCGTACAAGTTGTACGCTACGCCGCTTAACTCTTTTAACATTCATATTGCCAATATTAACACAAGGACCGATTAATAATCTTACGTCTTTACTATTCATAGTAATAATTGAATATTTAAACGGATCCATTTCATTTTTTAAAAAAATATTAATCGGAATCATTCTGTTAGATTCCCACCACCATGCTTCTCCACACTCTAAAAAAGAAACTTGTTCTGTTTTTGATCGTAGATGAGTATAAACATACATGCTAGTGACACTACTATCTTGATTAATTATGATGCCGATGTATTCGTTACCTCCGTAGGTAACCACACTCAAAAAGGGAAAATTTTCTTCTATATCTTTAGTTAACATTAATCAAATAAATACATTATGCAATTAGTACCTAGATATTTAGTCTCAAACAGAACAACAATTGTAGTTAATGAAACAGGATTCGTCACGGAGTATAGACCAGTGTATAATAGACAATTACAAGTATATAAAGGAATAGATAACAAAATAGAATTTAGAGTTTTGAACGCAGATCAAAAACCGATTGATATTTCTGCAATGACACCAAAATTTATAGCATTTGACGAAAACCAAAAGATGGTATTAGAACATGACGGAACACTTATTACAAATGACGATAGCTCAAATACAAGAGGACTTTTTCAAGTAACTATATCAGAAAATGATCTACTAAATGTTAAACAACAATATCTAACCTATAACATATATCTTGTAGATAATAATAATTCTAAATTATTAACATACAGTCATAGTAATTTTGACAACGATGCAACTATCTATGTAAACGGAACAACGTTTCCTGGTCCAAAAGCATCTTACAGTATAGAAACATTCACACAAACTAATGTTGATACACAAGAATGGATAAGCGAATCTATTGATGCCCAACCTGCTATAAATGGCAACGAAGCGTTACACACTATTGCAGTTTACACTGAAGCATATTCTGGAGATTTAACAATACAGGCTACTCTTGATAATCAAGTTAACCAAAGCACAAATTGGGCTAACGTTGATACTGTAACCTTTAATGGAACTGAAAATGAACCAGTTCCTGTAAATTTTAATGGCGTGTTTAGTCATTTAAGATTTAAAACAAATGCAAATCCTGCAGATAAAATAACAAAAATTTTGATTAGAAACTGATTGACAATAAATCATAACTACGCTATAATAATAATATGAGTTTACTTGTTGATCATATTTTATGGGCCATACCTTCTCATAGTAAAAGAACTCCTAGTGGATGGACTTCATTTAACGCACCTTGCTGTTTTGAAAGAGGTCATGGTAAGGATACTAAAAAACGTGGTGGAATAATACAAGCAGACGGTGGCATTAGCTATCATTGTTTTAATTGTGGTTTCAAAGCAAGCTGGCAACCTGGTAGACCGCTTAGTCGAAATATGAAACTTTTAATGCGTTGGATGAATATATCAGATGAAGATATTATAAAAGTTTCTTTTGATATTTTAAGACAAAATGAAAATGCAGTTATAACAACAAATAAAATTAAGATTCCTACATTTGAAACTTCATCTTTGCCAAAAGACGCAGTTAAGATCACAGATGTAAAAGATATAAACGACGATCTTTATGCGGTAATTGAATATATGGCCGCAAGAGATTTAAATTTTGATGATATCGATTACTATTGGTCGCCTGATCGTCGATTTAAAGATAAGTTTATTATTCCCTGTTTTTATCAGAAACGTGTTGTAGGTTGGGTAGCAAGAACAATTAACAAAGATTTTCAACCAAAGTATCTTATGGAAGTACAACCAGGCTTTGTGTTTAATCTTGACGAACAGGGACCTAATAAATCATTTTGTATAGTGTGCGAAGGACAGATTGATGCACTGCATGTAGAAGGATGTGCGCTAGGAGGATTTCAAATTTCTAAGCAACAAGAAATGCTGCTAAATAAGTTGCAAAAACAAATAATTGTTGTTCCTGACAGAGATCATGCAGGAAGAAATTTAATGAAACAAGCATTAGATCTTGGCTGGCAAGTTAGTTTACCAGATTGGGATAAAAGTTGTAAAGACATAGGCGATGCTGTTAAGTTATATGGAAGATTGTATACACTATACAGCATTGTATCAGCAGCAGAGGAATCACCTCTAAAAATAAAATTGAGAGCAAAGACATGGTTTTCATCAAAAAATATTTAAAAAAAATATGTACAGTTATATGTGATAGTTCTAAATTTGTATGGAATCTTATTACATGGCCATACAGACGCATAAAAGAAGAAATAGAATTTAGACGTAAAATTAAAGAACTTAGAAAGAAAGATCCATTTATTTACAAATGATAGAAAATTTAGGATCATATCAAGTACTTAGTTATTACACTCAAACATTCTCTACACCTAAAGTAGACACAGAAGTTCACGTACGACACATAAAAGAAAACGGTCAAACACGAATTGAAGAAATTGTGTTTCAATCATATAACGCAAAAGGTGAAGAGGTTAAACATCATCCTCACATGCCAAGGGTAGATATTACTGTATGATAACATGGGGAATTAGTGCTAACAGTCACGATGCTGCTTTGGCTGTGTTTAACAACGAAGGCTTAGAATTTGCAAGTCATAGTGAACGCTTTAGTGGTGTAAAGAATGATAGTCATCTTAATAACGAATTAATCGAATATGCCAAACAGTGGGGAGAGCCTGATGAAGTTATTTGGTATGAAAGACCCCTTGTCAAAACTCTTAGACAATTTAGAGCAGGGCAAGGAATACGGTTACAAGAAAACAATATTGTTAACTATCTTGGATCTTATGGGATACATGCTCCTATTAGGTATATTGATCATCATCTTTCCCATGCTGCTGCCGGTTATTATACTAGTCCTTTTACAGAAGCCAGCATTATTGTTATCGACTCAATTGGAGAATTTGACACACTTACTATCTGGCAAGCAAAAGAAAAAGAAATCAAACAAATTTATAGACAATCATACCCGCATTCTATAGGCTTATGGTATAGTGCAATGACACAAAGAATAGGTCTCAAGCCACAAGAGGACGAGTACATCCTCATGGGTATGGCAGCATACGGTGACCCCTTGCGCCTATTCAACGACATCCTAAACGATTTTATCGAAGTACCAGAAGAAAACTTGTTAAACATATTCAACGACAAGCCACGTATTAAATTCAAACATAATCTTCATAGAGGGTGCAAATGGTGGCGCCCAGATTTAACTACAGAACAAGATATGTTCGATATTGCTGCTGCCACTCAAGCAGTATATCAGTATATCCTCAAGATAATCAGCAACTGGGCTAGATGGAAATCACCCACAGGCAACTTAGTTTTTATGGGAGGGTGCGCATTAAATTGCAGTGCTAATAGTATTTTAACAAGTGATTGGGATAATGTACACATAATGGCAAACCCAGGAGACGCTGGGTCAGCTGTAGGGTGTGTACTTGCACATCGTAAAGAACATATGCCCATGCCACACATGTATACTGGATACAATATAGAAGGAGACTACCCTGTTGAAGAAGCATTACAAGAACTACTTACTACTGGCATTTGTGGTGTGGCCAACGGCAGGGCTGAATTCGGACCTAGAGCTTTTGGACACCGCTCCTTACTTGCAGACCCCAGAGGCGAACATATCAAAGATAGAGTTAATGAAATCAAAAGAAGGCAAAAGTTTAGACCTTTTGCGCCAGCAGTATTGGAGGAACATGCGTCTGCCTATTTCGACGGACCTGTCGGCCCCTTTATGCAATACACTGCAACTTGCACGGATCCTGGACTACCTGCAATCATCCACGGGGACGGAACCTCTAGGGTACAGACAGTTTCTGCAGATCAAAGCCCAGGCTTTAGAAAACTGCTAGAACGTTGGTACGAAGAAACAGGATGTCCTATATTATTAAACACCAGCCTAAATATCAAAGGCAAGCCTATTGTTAATACCATCGAAGATGCACAGGCATTTGAAACACATTACGGAGTTAGGGTTTTAACTCAGTCAAAGATTAAGAAAGGATGACAGAAAAATGATATTAGTAACAGGAGGTTGCAGTTTTAGTGATGTGTCTTCTTCTTACACAACTTGGCCAACTTGGTTACAACAAAGATTAAATTTAGCAGACACACAACATCATGCAACAGGTATAGGTGCAGTAGGTAATGGGATAATTTCTAGGCAAATATTATTTAAAGTCCAAGAACTATTAAAGAATGGCACAACCCCAGAAGAAATTTTAGTAGGTATTATGTGGAGTGGGTGTGACAGGCATGAGATATACAAATCAAAAAGAATACTATTTAAAGAAAACATAGACTACTGGGCAGAAAATCCTGTACATATGCCTAAGAACGATACAGGAAGTTGGATAGTATTAGCGCATCATTGGAAACATGTGTTTAATAAGCCATATTATAAAATAGCATATGATGACATATATTCTATCATACAATCTTTAGAACATGTGTTACGTGTCCAAAATTTTTTAGAAAAACACAACATCAAATATTTTATGTCAACTTATATGGATAAAAAAGTTTCGTTAGGTTTAGGAAGAACAGATAAGCCTGTAGTTGAAGCTATGATTGAAATGATTGATTGGGATAAGTTTTTGCCTGTAGATGGTGAATATGAATGGTGTAAAGAATATTGCTACTGGGAGCCAGAAGACAAAAACGATCAACATCCGCCTTCGTATCAACATATGGAATTCGTAGATAATATAATTTTACCATACGTAAAAGATATGTTAGGAACTTTACCAAAATGAATCTTTGTTTTCACCATGTTCCAAAGACTGCTGGATCTAGTTTGCAACTTAGACTCTGTCATAGAGAATGGATAGGAGAACTTGACAAAGGAAGCACTCTTGTAGTAACTCCTTTTGCAAATTCAACTACGCTGTATAGAGTCAGTGAAGATTTAGATTTTTCTCCTAACGAGCCTATCACAGCAGGATTTAGAAGAAGGTTAGGTATAACAAAACCAGGTGAAGCAAGAATAGTTATGGGACATCTAACCACTATTCATCAAAAAGGTGATCATTATACATGGCTTCGACATCCATTAGAAAGAGATATAAGCCATTGGCGATATGATTATAAAAATGGCAAAGCACTAGGCGATACCTATCAACAACACCTGCGTAAAATAGGACCTAATTTTTATGTAGCATGGTTTTGGCAACACTATATGGGACGTAGAGGCGGAGCCGCTACAATGGATGAAGCGTTTGAAGAAATTTGCAAACAACTTAAAAAATTTAAACGTATATATAATCACAATGACTTTGAAAAAAGTTGGGATGACATTTGTGAAATGCTAAACATAAGTAAAGAACCTAGACTTAATACAAATGTGAGCACAGATAATTTTATAGATAACATCCCGCAAGATTTTAAAGATTGGCATAGAGAAAAAAATAAATTAGATTATTATATCTATGAAAACTTTGTTGACTATTCTAGTTAAAGGTAGTATAATTAAACAATGACAAGACAGAATACAGACTACGGATATGATATACAAAAGGTATATCTAGAAATGTTTATGACAGACGCTGAGAGCTTTGTGCGCTGTCAAGGTGTGTTTGATCCGCAGACATTTGACAGACGCTTACAAGAGCCAGCAAAATTTTTAAAGGACTATGTAGAAGAACACAACAGCCTGCCTACGTTTGATATGATCAATGCAGCAACACAGTCTGATTTAAAAGATCCAGGGCAACTACAGGAGAATCATTATGACTGGCTACTTCAAGAGTTCGAAACCTTCTCCAGACACAAGGCTTTGGAAGCGGCCATCCTTACTAGCGCAGATCTGTTGGAGAAAGGGGAGTATGGCCCAGTTGAGGATTTGGTTAAGAAAGCAGTACAGATTGGTTTGCAAAAAGACCTAGGCACAGACTACTTTGCAGATCCTAGACAGCGACTAGAAGCAATTAAAGACAAGAACGGACAAGTAAGCACAGGCTGGCCTGCACTAGACAAGAAACTGTTTGGTGGATTCAACAGAGGCGAGCTTAATATCTTTGCAGGCGGCTCTGGTAGTGGTAAGAGTTTGTTCTTAGCAAACATGGGTGTGAATTGGTGTTTGGCAGGTATGAATGTACTGTACTTAACATTTGAGCTTTCAGAGAACTTGGTTAGTATGCGACTTGATTCAATGACTACTGATATTCCAAGTCGTGATGTGTTTAAGAGCATTGATGATGTTGAAATGAAAGTTAAAATGATTGGCAAAAAGAGTGGAGCATTCCAAGTCAAATATATGCCTACAGGAAAGAACGCAAACGACATTAGAGCATATTTGAAAGAGTATGAGATCAAAACAGGACGCAAAGTAGACGTACTGTTGATTGACTACTTAGACTTGATGCACCCAATTGCAGCTAAGATTTCAGCAGAAAACTTGTTTGTTAAAGACAAGTATGTGTCAGAAGAACTACGCAACCTAGCAATGGAACTGAACTGTATCTTTGTTACAGCATCACAGTTGAATCGTTCAAGTGTAGAAGAAATTGAATTTGATCACTCGCACATCTCAGGTGGTATTAGTAAAATTAACACAGCAGACAATTTGATTGGTATATTTACTAGTAGAGCAATGCGTGAACGTGGACGCTATCAAATACAACTTATGAAGACACGTTCATCAAGTGGTGTAGGACAAAAGATTGATCTCGAGTTTGATGTAGACAGCCTACGCATACGTGACTTGGGCGAAGATGATGACAACAGCTCACACACTACAAGCACAGGATCAAACATACTGTCCACACTCAAACGTGCGCCAACAACTCCGACTACAACATCAGATGATCCAACTGAAGGCGATGGCATAGGCAAGATACGTGCCAAAACTGACTCAACCAAACTGCGCGATTTTTTAAATAATCTTGGAGATGAATAACACATGCTCAAAGTTCTTGATAGCAATCACTACAATCTATTCAAAGACGATCCTGTTCGTCCTTGGATAACTCAAGAATTTAGAACTTCGCCCGGGCGAGAAAACTTTGTGCTACTTGATGCGCAAAACAATCCAAGAGCTGTACTGTGTTGCGCCTACACCAATCAGGTGCCCACTACAGAATATGAATTGAACGTTATGAGTCAAGCAGCATGCCAAGAAGGTGCTCAAGGTAGTATTGCTGTGTTCTATACAGTGTGGAGTTATGACAGAGGTGCAGGAAGATCCATTATATTTGAAGCAGTTGATGAAATACTCAAGTATAAACCCGGTGTCAAACGCTTTGTTACACTGAGCCCTTTGACCAAAATGGCAGAACGCTTTCATACTCGCAACGGCGCACTGCTACTACAACGCGGCGACGAATGCCAAAACTTCGAGTACGACCCAACAGCGCGAAGCGTTTAAGCCCAAAAACGGCAGAGCCGCCTGCGCTAGATCCCCACAGCCGCGAAGCGGTAAAACACTTGTAGCAACAGTATACAACAGTGTTTTACTCAGCGCAAATCTACTAAATATCTAGTATGCAAGCACAAGAATATGTACAGCGTTCATTCCTCAAAGATCTAGCCATATACTGTTCAATAGGTCTTAACATAGGATTCCTCATAGGCATATTTCTATACA